GCGCGTTCGGCGATTTCAGCACGAAGCCGGGCCGCGCGTCGTTGGCAAAAAATTTCGAGCCGTACTTCTCGGCCGCCATCGAGAGTCCGATGGCATTGCGCGCCAGCGTGATGCGGCTGTAACCCATCAGTCCATCGAAGCCGAAAGCGGGCACGTGCCAAATTTCTTCGCTGCGAAAGGCGCGCTGGCTGCCCGTCGCTTCGGTGTACAGATATTTCCGCAGCCCATTCTCGCGAAAGACCTCCATGCGGTCGGGGCGCAGCGGCCAGAGTTCGCGCAAAATGCCCTTGCGATCCCAGATTTTCTGGCTGTAATGGTTGCCCCAGCCGAGCATGTGTCCCATCACGAATTCGCGGTACACCAGGCTGGTGTGTTCGGGATTGGGTTCGTCGTGCAACAGGCGGTAATATGGACTCTCGTAAGCGCGTTCTTTGCCGCGCGCCAGGCGGCGGTAGGTGATCAGCGGCAGGCTGGATGTATCCTCCATCAGGATCGTGAACGCCGCCAGAACCGCCGTCACCTGGAGCGCGCCCTCCACGGTCACGTCCTCGCCCGCGTAAGTATCTTCGCCGTAATCCCTGACCACCCAGCCGGGCGGTTCCTGGCTGACGTGGAAGGTGGAGGACCGGGAAATCATCGAGGGTTTGAGAGGCATTATTTCTTCTTCGACAAATGGAACCATAGGAGGGTGGCCGTAAAGGAATTGATCAATCCATCCGCGGTCAGGGTGGCCCCAACCACCATCAGCGCGGTTTGCCACGAAACGCCGAACGCCAGGCCGGTGCCCAGCAGTAGCAATCCCACATAAAATAGGACATCGTTGCTGTCGAAACGGGCATCAGGTTTCTGCGGCGTATTCATTCCGCCTTCCTCTGGCGTTCCTGGATGCGCGTATCGTGCGCCGTCAACACGCCATTCATGCGCGAGACCTCGGACGAGACGATTTTGATCTCCTCGCCCAGGCGTGCCGCCAGCAAAGCGATCGCTTCGCCGAATTCCCGGCGTTGCTCAGTAAGAAATTTTTGCCATTTATCGTCACGCATCTCAATCGCCGTATCCCGTTTATCCAGCGATACCATGAAACGATCCACGATTTTCAGCGTGAACCAGATAAAAATAAAAACCAGCGGGATCTGAATAAACAAACCAATGTATTGCTCGATGTTCAAATCCATGCCTATCTCCTCGCTAATTCCAATCTGCCAGCGCCCGCCCAAACGGCCGCGCCGGGTTATAAGCGCACGGCACCTTCGTCCCCGCCGCGATTGGCGACAAAAGATTTTTATTGAACGTGATGATCCCGTTGTTCGAGATCAACACCAGCGGCACATCGAACTCAAGCCCCTGCGCCGTGGTCAATTGCGGAAAACGATTCACCCGGTGATGCCCGTTGCCCTCCAACTCGATCCGCTGGACGGTCGCACAATTCAACACCCAGGGCGCATGTCTGATCTCGTCCCACGCCAGAAGTTCGTTCGGTCTCAGCGCCTTGCACGGGATCCACGTCTCATGCCCCGCGACGTATTCCAGCCCAACCTGCAACACAACATTCCCAGCCGCGGCCAGCATCTGCTGGCTCATGCCTTCGTTCGGCGTACCGTCTGCCCTCGTCAGATGCAGCCCCAGCGGATACACTGCCCGCACGTCCGAACCATGACCGTGATTTGTCCATGCCAATCTGCTGTCGAAAAACGCGATAAACTTTTTGGCGAGCATCGTCTTCGCTTTTTTGTCGTCGCTCGCCGCGTCGTACTCCTCCACCCATGCGGGCGGCGCGCAGTTTCTCCACACAACGTGGAAACGCCAATTCTGGTGCGCCTCGTCCATCCTCACGAAAGTTCCCTCCTTCGTGATCCGCGTCGCGGGCGTCCCGCCATTTTTGTTGTACGCCGATTCACGCACCGCATATTCCGGCGGGATCTCGTCATCCCAGCGCAGCCGCCAAAACTGGCCCAGTCCGGGCGGCAGCACAAAGCCGGAAGGCGGCGCAATCGCTGAATTGATTTTGACATGCACGTTCATCTGCTTACTCCAGCGGGATCGTCGCTGCGCCTGCTTTTCCGTCATGCTCGACCGTGATCGTCGCGGTGTCAATGGCCGGATCGGTCTCGTACTCCAACAGCCACGACGCGCAATATCCCGCCTGCGGGACAGTGGTCTTCAGCCACTTCCCGCCATCCGCCGCGGTCACGATCTCCGTGCCCTCGATGCGCGTGTTGGCTGGCATGGACATGATCAACGTATCCGTTGCGACATGTGGCGCTGTCCTCAAATTGAGTGGGTTCGGGTTATGTGCAATCATGGTTTCTCCTGGGGGTTCGAGCGGAATCGTTGCTCCGCCATAAAATCGTTTCCAATCATCCGCGGTCCCGTTGAAAAGGTTCAGATCAACCTTTCCGCTTATGCCCTCCAATTGGCCGCTTTCGCTGTACTGCCACATCCACCAATCCGCCCAGCCGTCCGGCAGATAGGCTGGTTCGTTTTGCATGTCTGGCTCGTACGGATATTGCGCCACCCATAACTTGTAATCCTGCACCCAGGCCGGATTCCCGGTGTGCATCCACATCCACTTGCTTGTGTAAATGATTGGCTGTACCCCGGTCTCAGACTCGACCATATCCAGCCAGGCCTTGTACTGCGCCGCCAATTGCGCCCCACTCACAGAGCGGGGCGCCGCTGTTGCGGCGTACTCCAATGCCCGCCACTTATCCGCCCGCCTGTTGATCGCCAGGTAATTTTCGGGATGTTGTAGATCGAGCCACGCTTTGGTTCGGACCGGCGGGCTGGGCTGGATACCGACGAGACTCAACAGGCGGCTGGCGATGGTGGTCGGCTGGTATTCCGCATCCAGCACCGGCTCGATCTCTGCCTTCCAAATTCCAGACACCAGCAGGCCCACGTCTTCGCAGGTAGTCAGATAATTCGACACCTGCGCGGCCACGTCGTTCGCTTCAAAAAAGTGATACGCCGAGCGCGGAATCTGTCGGTTGCCCGCGCCGATCCACGAATTTTTGAAGGTGGGGTCCACATAGAATTTTCCCTGCGTCGCCTTCATGATCACGCCCATCACCCGGCTGTCCAGATTCGGCCAGTCAGGGACTTCCCAGTGCGAAATGTCTATGATGCAGGGCGATTTGATGATCATCAAACAAACCTTAAACAAAATGCGCCCGACGACTCACGTGAGTCGCCGGGCGCATCGGTTCCGACAGTTCTCCCGGTCTACACCAGGAGTGCGTTCAATTGTTCTACGCTATATTATAAACCAAATTGCAAGATTTTCAAGCGTCAATTTCCGAATCTCGTTGCTGTGGAAACAATGCCCCTTCTTTGTTTTCAATCGCATTCTTTACAGAGCGTTCTGTCCATTTCACGTGACCATCTACCAATACACAATCGTGCGTTTTCAACTTCTCGATTACCAACCAAGACAAAAACACATTACCAAAAACAAAGCCGGAAAGAAAAATAAGTATCTCCATTATTCGATGACCTGTGTTTTGCTCTTCCACCAGCGCACGCCCACATCGTATGCAATCCAAACCGGCATCTTGCGCGAAATAAATTCTGCCATCCAATAGGGCAATCGCCATTCGAGCAATTGTCTCTTTGAGAAGATGCGCATCAATCCCTCAAACTCTTTTCGTATGGTTTCAATGATCGTTTTGGCGATTTCCATCAGCGCATCATACACATCACGAACGGCTTCAGACATTCGCTGGAATTGCTCAATCTGTTCAGGCGTGAATTCAAAATGATTTTCTTCCATAGAAAATATTATAGCATAAACCGTCAAGTTAAAACAAAAAAGCCCCCATCACTGGGGGCTTTTCTTTTTCTTCTTCGGCATGATCTGCGATTTCAGCAGGCGCGTCTGCCTGCGCGGATTCGGTTCAGTCCGATCAACGTAGGATGTCAACTTCCCCTTGCGCGCCTGCTCCGAAATCGCGCTCACCGATTTCCCGCTGATCTCTGCCGCCTCGCTGATCGTGATCAGCTCATCCCCCCTCTCCCCAATCTCTTCCACGCTCATCATCATTCTGCGGACAACCGCATCGTGCGCCGCGCCATCCAGATGCTCCCAGCAAAGCGGGATGATTTTCTCCTCAATTTCTTCTCTATAAATCACGATAGCCCGATAAGATTTTTTTTTGCAAAAAAAACACTTTGCAGGCTGCTGCTTGGGAAACGCATTATTCAAAATGCGAATCCCAATTCCCTGTGCATCTTCAATTTCCTTGATGATCCTTTCCATCATTTTCCTCTAGGCAGAAAGATTCAGCCCGTTGATTAGGGCATCTAAATTGGCGGCGGAAACATCCGCCATTTGGTGGGCTTCGCGCAAAATAGATTTACGCTTTTCGACATCGGCTTCCACGAGCCGCGCAACAAAAGCCGCCTTGTCGACAATGGGAAGCCACATCGTTCCGACATGATACATGGCTTCGGGAAGTGTGGGGTGTTCGAGAGTGTCAGACATTTTTTATCTCCGTTTTTGGGGACGGCTCATCACCGTCCCCAAATTTCTTATAGCAATTTGACCAGGTCATACGGGTACGCGGGATCGCTGATGATCAGCGCCTCGCACGATTCAAATTCGTGATCATCCTCGTACTCGTCAATGGATGTGCGCTTATGATCGCTCGGCATTCCCGTCAGCCAGACGATCTCGGCAGTGATGTTCGGGTGAGCGGCCAGCGCCGCGTCGCGTTCATCCAGCGCCTCCACGCTTGGGCACGCTCGTGATTTCCATCCGCCATCGTTCTCGATGTCCACCACGTATCCAGGATATTCGAGCGCCGCACGCTCGGTCCAGTACAGGCTGAGATAGTTCGCCAGATCCACGTTTTTCAACGTGCGCTCCGCCAGGTATTCGTGAAGCGTGGCAATTTTCTCGCTGATGTCGGCGGAGATTTTGCCGCGCATAAATTCATCGTGGACGGCCTGCGCCGCGTCGCGCTCCATGCGCATCCGCAAACAGTGACCAGCCACATCCGTCAGCGACAGGATTCCGGCGAGATACAGGTGATCGCTGGTCGGTTTGTAGTCGTTCCAGGTCAGGTTGCTCCAGGCGACAATTTCAATGTCGCGCAACTCTACCCCCGCCACGCTGACAATCGCCGTGCGTTCGGCAATCGTCGCATCGGCCAGGTCAAACTCGGCCGTCTGTTTCTGGTCGAGCTGCTCGCCGCTCTCGACCAGCCGCGCCTTACGATACTCATCGCTCAGCCAAAAACCAACTTTCACTTTTCCGTTCATCATTTTCTCCTCGCGGCACTCGCCGCCATAGTTGTCATCCGCCTGCGGACACTCGTCCGCTTACCCTGCGCCACCAGCGGTTTGACGTTTGCAGGATAGGTACTCCGTATGCTGTGCATTGATCTAGCCGCCCCCTGCGGCCAGACATTCAAATATGCTCAATCTGATTTTCTCGAAATAGCGAGAACAAATCATCAGAAAGATAAATGGCAATTTCATAGGCGCCATTTATCTTTCTATGGCACGCAACTTTCGCATCTTTCTGGAAAATCCCAACCCCCGTCAATTCTCGCGCAATTCGTCTCACGGTGTGGTACATTGCGCGAACTTTCTCCTTTCTTTCAGGAGCCGGGACAACAAACGATTTGAAGATTCTCATGATTGTTCCTCGTTTTCCTCTTCGTCCATTTCTCTTCGCGAATAGGATGATGATCCTTTTTCACGGAAATATCCATAGTTGATGAGCGCGCGATAGACCTTTCTTTGCGCGAAATTACTAGTTTCGTGCAGATCCATTTCCCCTTGCTCGGCTTCCAAAGCAACTAGGATTTGCTCTTGCATAAAATCTTCGCCAATGCCATCCCCCCGCAAAACATCGAGTAGTACGGGGGAGATTATTTTTCTGGCATTGTGACGCACGACCGCTAGGTAATCTCTTGGGATTTCCATTTTAATTATCCTCCAAAAAATTCCGATGCCCAAACAAACTGGCATCCAGCCGCATCCGCGGCTTGCCGGTCGCTCTCCTGATCGCCGATCAGGATCGTCTCGGCGGGAGAAAATCCATTCGCCTCCATCAGATTGATCAGCATCCCAGGCCGCGGCTTGCGGCATTCGCAGGCATGATTTTTGCGATCATCGTGCGGGCAAAGCAAATAATCATCCGCGCCGATTTTTTTCGCGGCGTCCATCACCAGCGCTTCGGCCTGCGCCAGGGAAATAAATCCCCAGGCCACCCCGCCCTGATTGCTGGCGATTGCGATCTTATGCCACGCTGCTTTCAATGCCGCGATTTTCTCGGCCACTCCCGGGAGCAGGATTTGCTCCTCGGGAGCGTTGGCGGGGCGATTGCTCGCCCCGCCAACCAGCGTACCATCTTTATCGAAGATGTAGAGCATCCGCCTACCCTCCGTAGATTTCCACAAATTCGCGTTCGGTCAGGCTGTCGAACGCGCTATATTTTCCGCCCCAAGGGGAATAGAAGGTTGCAAGTTCTTGGCGACCCGTCTTGTAATATCCTCTCGCCGCCAAACTTTTGGCGGGAACAATCAGAGCTGGTCGCCTGAGCGCATCCGAATATTCCGCCTTCTTCGATTCCAACCATTCTTTGAGTGTATGCTGTTCGTTCATTTTTTTCTCCTCGAGCCACTCGGCTCATTTGTAGTTGGTCGCCACTCGGCGACTGTGACCAGGCTCATTCAGCGTGCGGGTGGTCGTTCCGCTCGGACGGGAGCATTCGTATGCGCTCCCGTTTCGCCTTCGTTTCTCGCCGGGTCTCCCGGACTACCGTGTGCTGTTGTCTTCAATGGTTATATTATATTCAATTCAATTGAATTGTCAAGGATAAAACACCACCAATTTCAGACCAGTTTTTCCAATCGCATCATCCTCCAAAATCCCCATGCCCCCAGGAACCCTGGAATTGTTCAATTCAATTGAATTGCATAAATACAGCACCATTTTGACCCCCATATATGGACAAAAAGCCCGTTATTTGCCATTTCATCCCATATATAGCCATAAAAACGCAAAAAAAAGGGGGTACAAACACACCTCCATCAAAAACAAACGCCCCACAGCCCTTCCTGTGGCCTTCCACACACAGCATATCTGATCAAATTGGAAACGCCAATTTTAGACCAATTTTCGACAATAAAAAACCGCCTCGCGGCGGCCTGTTGCAGTAGAAACGGATCATCCCCCTACCGTCCGAATCCCGCGCGTCTCGTATATCGATTTGATTTTGCTGTAAAATTTGGCGCGCGCCATCGCATTCACCCAGGCCGCGATCAGATCGATGCGCTTCGTCCGCACAATGGATTTACCGCGGTGCTCCTTCACGAGTTTCATCTGCGCGTTGCCGTTCTTCGCGATGGACGCATTCCCGAAACACCAGCGCGCCACCGCGTGCGGCTCGTGCGTCAGCGCGGGCAGGGAAAGCACGCTGCCATCCTCCTGCGCGCTCTTGCGCTGTTGGCGCAGGAGGATCTCCACCTGTTGGATGGGGTCCGTCAGGGTCTGGTATTGCTGGGGGATGTCCGCCACCGTCAGTTTTTTGTGGTGGTGTTCCTCGTCTCCCTGCTCCAATCGCTGCAGGAGCATCGTCGCGAAGGAACGGTCTGCATCCAATTCCAGCACATTGAATTGTTTTTGCAATTCGTGGACGCGCTCCTCGATGACCGTGTAATCGATTTGATCGCCCTCGGTCGGAAAAATCCATCCCTGCGCGGTCCACTCGTCATAGGGTACGTGATCCGCGCGAATGCGTTCTTGCATATTCTCGCGCGGAATCCAGCAATCCCAAATCACCCGCCAGTCGTCAATGCCTGGCGAAGAATCATCCTTGCCTGGCTGGGGTGGAAACACCAGGCAAATGGCGCTCAGGTCGGTGGTTGTGCTGAAGTCGCCTCCCATGAAACAATCCAGCCCGAGCATGTCCGTGCGCTTCCAATCCCCGATGGTGGCATCGAACAGATCCAGCGGCAGCCACGAGGAGAGTTTGGTAGTCGGCCACTGGCACAAATTCAGCCAGCGGAACAGGCGCTCATCCGCGGGGTGCTGTTTCGCCTCCACAGCCAGGTCGCGCAAATCCTCGATCTGGAGCGTGGTTCCCAGGGACGGGTTGGCGATTTTCCAATTCGCCTCGTTGAAAATGTCTTCGCCTGTGTATGCAAAAATGCGCGGGTACCAGGTGGGAATGTCTTTTTCCTTGTCGCCCATCTCTCGCGCCTTCAAAATCCGCGCGGCCTTTTCGTGGACCTCCCAGGCGATGGATACCCGATCGGGATCATCCCCGCTCGTGGTGGGAAACCACCACATCGGCTGGCGGCGCGCCAGTCCCGCGCCCTTAATCATCGTATCGTAGAGCGCGCGCGAGGGCTGGACGTGCAGTTCGTCGAAAACGCACAAGGAAATATTCCACCCATGCTTCGTGAACGCCTCGGCCGAGACAACTTTGAGCGTGGTACCCGTCTCTTTATTTTCGATGTATTTAAAACTGTCCTTGATCTTCACGCGCTTGATCAGCGCGGGTTCCTGTTCGATGGTTTCGACCAGCGGATTGTAGATGGTTTCCACCGCCTGCTCGCGGTCCCCCGCGCACATAACGATCTGACCATTCGGTTCGGACCGGTTGAATAATTGCAGGATCGCCACACCGCTTCCAAGCTGGCTTTTTGCATTTTTCTTAGAACATTCCACGTAGACGTAGCGGTATTGGCGGAAGCCGCGCGCGTTCATCGTCCCGAATGTATCCCACACGATCTCCCGTTGCCAGTCCATCAGGTCGAATGGCTGGCCGTGGAAGTCGGCGGTCAGTTTCAGCCCACTGATAAATCTCACGGCATAGGCGGCTTTGGCTTCATTGAACACATCAACTCAGCATTTCTTCCAAGCCAGTCTTTTCTGGTTCGGGATCTTTTTCTTGCGGCGCCACGCCTGCACGCGAGCGCGGCGTGAGATATAACGATTGCGAGATCGTCACCAGTAATTTACGTTTGCCATCCAGCCGCGCGTCCATGCCCTGGAAGCGCTGAAAAAGCGCATTGGCAATGTCCCACAGGTGGAGATAATCCTTCATCGACTCCGCAGTGGGTTTCATTTTGCTCGCCTGTTTCACTTTATCCGCCCATTCCGTTTTGATGATCTTCCGCATGTCCGCCAGTTCGATCACCTCCTCCTCAAGTAGACAATATTTCACCAAGAGATCGTAATCAAATGCGGTGATGATGGTCCCTTGGATCTCGCCATACAGTTTGACGAGGCGCTTCCACCGCGCCCCCGCGCTGGACCGTCCGCGCAGTTGTGCGGGCACCGCCGCGCTCAGCCTGGTCCGCGGCGTCATCGCGGACTCTGCGTCCGCCCGGGCGGTCCGCTCCTGGCGGGTAGAATGGCGCTTAATCAAAGAGATGGGCTTAACTACAGGCATAGCAAATTTCTCACATTGGGAGTTTTTTTCGCAAAGCAG